AATATGGATAAACAATATTTCTGCCTTGTAAACCAATCAGTAAGGGAAAAGGCTATAGAAGCCATTAAAACAGTTCCAGAAGGATTTTTGATTGAAGTTAAACCCAAGACAAGGACACTAGAACAAAATGCTCGCTTGTGGGCAATGCTGAAGGATATAAGCCATCAGGTAAGTTGGCATGGAAGGTATCTTTCAACTTATGACTGGAAGCATATTTTTTCTAGTTCTTTAAAAAAGATGGATGTTGTTCCTAATCTGGAAGGTAATGGATTTGTTGTTCTTGGAATATCTACCAGTAATATGAATATAAAAGAAATGATAGATTTACAAGAATTAATATCTGCTTTTGGAGTTGAGCATAATGTTGAATGGTCTGCTTATGAAGGTTAGCCATTTATCTTATTCAGAAAGAAGTAAAGGTATTAATATTGGAGAATCATTATTTGAAGATTTTTGTAATGAAAATAATTATATTTATTATAGATTAGGATTTGATGCACATAATACATTTAAATCAGTTTATAAATTAAATACATTATTAAGAAATATTCCTGATTATGTTGTAGAAACTCCAAAAGGAGTATTTGTTATTGCAGTAAAAGGTACTGGCAATATTAAAGAAGATGAAATTAATTTAATACCTTTAATGCTTGAATGGTATTCAAGTAAAGAATCTCCCTTAGTCTATTGTTTTTGTTTTGAGGATAAACCTATAAAACTTCTCTATCCAGAGCAAGTAATAAGATTGTATGAAGAAGCAAAGTATGACAAAAGATTTACAAGTGATAACAAAATATATAGGAGTTTAAAAATCTATGATGTATAGAAATAAAAAACTATTGGAATTGGCTAGAATGTTACCCTGCCAACTTTGCAATATAGAAGATGGGACAGTTGTTGCATCTCATAGTAACCAATTAATAGATGGTAAAGGAAAAGGAATTAAAGCCCATGACTACAGAATTGCATCCCTCTGCTATAACTGCCATTACGAATTGGATAGTGGAAACAAACATTCGAAACAAGATAGAAGGGAATTATGGGACTATGCACATAGAAAAACCATTGGAGAGTTTTTCAATAGAGGATATATCAGTACCTAAATTTACTACTTTGGATGTTAATACTGCAATTAAATTAACTACTAATCCCAGAGTGCATTTTTTAAGATAACAATTTTTCTGCCTTTTGAATATTGGCTATTCTTTCAGCCAGACCTAATGTACCACCATTGATTCTTTTGGTCATGGTGGTATAGTCGCTTGTGTCTGCCATAATATTTAATTTCCTTGTAGACCAGAACCATCCTGCAGATAAGCAAGCATATTCTGGAGTTGCTACTAATGATGGGTTTTCAATAATCTCTGGCTTACCAATTGCAGTAGCAAAAGAAGTATAGTTTGCCCTGCCAGTTAATTGTATTAAACCTCTGCCAAAGAATTTACCACCATCACCATCCATAGTATTGCCTAAATCTGCTCGTTTACCATACATGGCTTCAGCAATTGCCTGTTTACCTTTAGCCACACAATCAGTCGCTTTTGCTAATGTAAATCTATTAGGAAATACTTGAGTTAATCTTACTGCAGAGTAATTAAGGTTTTCTTCCAAATGTTTAAAGTTTCCACTTTCATGCATACATTGCCCTAAAAATGATGCCATTCTTTTAGGTGTATTCATTTCAAACTTTTCAAAAGTATTGATTAATGGTTGTAGCCATTTTTCTTCAATACCTAATTTACTTAATATTTCATTTGTTATCATCATCACTCCCTATTTTTATACCTGTAATTAAACCAATAAATCCCCCAATAACTGTTTGAAAAGCAGGAGCAATAATCTCAAAAATTTTATCATTGTTAATAGTTGGGTCAAACAATCCAACAATTAAAGCACCTACCATTCCAATGACAATACAACATAAGGTCATAGTAACTAAAATTACTATTTTATCTTTCATGTTCATTTTGATGCTACTCCCTGTACTTTCTCAAAAGTTCTTAATCCACCCATACCTAGCATACCCATCATCAACTGCCAAAGGTTATCATCAAGACCTGCCAATGGTGGCATAGTAATTCCAAATGCAGGAAGAATACTAGATGCCAAAGGCTTTAAAAGGTATTGATAAAATAATGCTAAAGCACACACCCATCCAATAGCAGGTCTCCATCCAGATACAAATAAAGATGAATTACCTGCTTCAACTTTGTTAATTTCAGTTTGAGCAGTCATTGATGCCAACTCACCATTTTGCTGAAGTTCTAAAAGTTTTAATTTGGCTTGGTCTGCTTGTGCAGGGTCTGGAAAAATTCTAGTAATTAAAGTATTACCAAGGTCAAAAACTGCAGAAATTGGGTCTAGTGCCATATCAATCCTTTAATAGAATAATTAACATCATACAAATCAATGCAAATATTGTCCACCATTTGAATAAATCATCATCCACGAACAATATCCTTTTTGGTTTTTACTATTACTTTATGTTCTTTTTGATATCTAGGCTTTGGTACTCTTATCTTTTGTAATTCTTTAATCTCAAAATGAAGAATAATTACATAAGACCAGATAAATAGTTCTATTATAAAAACTGCAAACCAATACTTTATCCAGTTCATACAAGGTCAAAATAAAATAATAATGATGTAATAACAAAAGCAACAAACCAACACCAGAATTGGACACGCTTTACATCTTCAAGTTTATGCCCATAATATTTTTTGTTTTCTTGATGTTCTTTTTCTACAACATCTTTTAACTCTAATACTTTGTTCCATTCTTTTACACCATACTTAGTTTTAAATTCTTTCTCTGCTTTTTTTTCTGCTTCTAGTATGGCATTTTGTTTTTGATATTCTGCTATGGCTTTGTAGATTATGGAATTTTGTATTGCTTCTTCATGTTCCCTTTTGCGTTGCATTGCTTCTAATTCTTTTTGTGCAACTTCTACACCATCATGTTGGATATTTTCTATTGTCTTGGTAAGTTTTTTACCTGCTTGTCTAGTGGCTTCTAAAGAATCACTTACAGATGAAATACCTGCAGATATTCCATAGTCATCAGACATGATTTAATGCAATTTAAATACTACTGCAATAAGACTAACAATAATAAATCCTGCACTTCCTATCAGGATTTTTTCTAATCTTTTTAATCTAGCATTAATTGATTCATACCTAAAAGCACAAACTGCTTCATGGCTATTTAATCTTGCTTCAACTTCATCCATAAAACCCCCAATAAATTAATTATTATTGTTTTATTGTGTTTTATAAATGTTTTAAAATTTCCTCTGGCTTTACAAAAGCATCTGGATTATATTCAGTATCTTCCCACCATAAAAATTGGTTCTGCCGTAAGTATAATCTATCCTTTAACAAATTTACATTCTCTTTATGACCAAATATTAAAGGGTTTGATTGAGACCATAATACTATGCCTTTCTTTTTGCAGTCCCATGCAAGATGCTGAAACATACTATCCACACTAATCCAAGTATGACATTCATTAATTAAGTTTCTAAGGTCTTTAATAGATAAATTAAACCTACAATCATCAACAAGTTTGTTTTCTCCTTCTACTCCTACCTGAATAATTGGTTCTTGTATTAGTTCTATTAATTTTGTCCAATATTCAAAAGGATAATTTTTAGGATTATTTTTACCATTTCTTAATTTTTGAGCATAAGGAGCAATAATTATCATAGATATAGTTTCCTAAAAGCATTTTCTAAACTACCTAACCAATTCCAAATATCCATTTTTTTATAGATATTCCATTGGTCAATATCTCCAAATAAGGCTTGTGCTTCTGCAATAGATTTACCTTCTATGATTTCAGGATAACAAGTAAAGACAATTGGATTCTTTATCTCTGGCAATATATGGTTAAAAACTATATGGTCTCCCATACCACAATTTAAAACTACAATAGTATTATCTTTATAAGCCAAAAAGTTTCTAAAGATTTGTTCATCATGTTGATACATTTCTTGCTTAGTTTCTGACCTTATACCACCTTCAGGATTCTTTAAATGCCATGTATTAGCATTAGGTACTACTAATAGTTTTAATCCTTTTTGATGCAATCCATAAGTAAATAATGTTTCTTCCCTGTGGGCTACTCTAGATAAGCCCAGATTAAAATCATAAGCCATAGCACGATATAAAAAAGAACAATGTAAATGTTCCACTTGTTTTGTTTTTTCAATTAAACTCCATTGGATGTTAGGTTCATTATCTATTCTAGATATTAAGCCAGTAGATAAATTTGTATTAGGTAAAGGATTGGTTAGTATTGCACCACCAACTGCACCAACTCCATTAATTGCATATCTTAATAAGTTTTCTAATACATTAGGTTCTGGTATAGCATCATCATCACATCTCCAAACCCATTCATAACCCATTAGGTTTGCTCTTTGATGAATATAGTGCTGACCTTTTTTCTCTGCAAATTGCCATTCCCATGCTATTTTTTTGGCATCTAATATAGAAAAGAAATGTTTATAAAGAAATTCATTCCTCATATCTTGAGGTTCATCATTATCATCAAAAATAACCACCTTATCTGGTAGTCTAGTTTGATTCATAATGGCACTTAGTACCAAAGGTAAGGTAGTAAAGTATCTTCCTCTGGTGGCTACAGAGCATAATACTTTAGGCACTATCCCACCTGCAGACCATTAAATTAAATTTAGCATTGGTATTTAATTCTTTAGATAGATTTCCATGTTCATCAATATATTCAAATTGAAAATCAGGAAAATCTTTTTCTGTTAGACCATGCAGTTTATGATGTTCACCCCAGAATCCTACAGGTTCATTGTAGGGAACAGATATTAACAATCTTAAACATTGGTTTTTTAAATAGTTTACAACTTCTAAACCATTGTCTAAATGCTCTATTACTTCAAATGCAATAATAGTCCCATATTGTCCTAATGGAGTTTCATTAACATCACCATGCATAAAATCAATATTGCTTCCCCATTTTTGTGCTTTGGCTACTTCAATAATAATAGGGTCATAATCTAAGCCAATGTAATTAATATTTTTATCAAAAAATTGTGAGCCATAGCCAGTAGAGCATCCAATTTCAAGAACAGATTTATTAATTAATTGTTTGCTTGCCCATTTGTATCTTGCAGTTTCTCTAGGAAATACTGCATCACCTTTTAAAAATACTGCTCTTTCATAATTGTTAGTCAATCTCCACTTGTACCATTCAATATTATGCTTTTTAGCCAGTTGTAATTGGTTTAATAAAAATTGTTGTTTCCAATTATTAACAAGGTTTTCATCTAACATTGTCACTTCTGCTTTATGGTAGATAGGAAAATAACCATTGTGTCCACAGTTATGTAATTT